GTTTTTTTGAGCTTTTTCTTCTTGTAAAGTCACAATCTTCAATCTTGTAGGCTCTTTATCAGTGCAGTTAAAAACAGCTGCGTGTTCATTACCACTAATATCGCTTCCTCCACCGGAAGAAGAATTCTTAATTAACCCACACCTAAATCCATTTTTATCTACACTCGATAAGGTAAAATTTTTTGGATCGTCTCCATCTATAAAAACATGGTGTCTTTTTGGTCCACAATCAAAATATCCAATATTATCAGAATTTTTAATATTATCACCTCCTTTTTTACTCCTAGGTTTTAAAGAGCAATATTTAGGTGATTTACCAGGTTTAGTTTCTAAATAAATATTTTTACCTTCTTTCTGTAATACAAATATATCAGAATTACCTTCGCAATCAAATTTAGAAATTCTGCTGTTTCCTTTTATATCATTGTCTTTATATAATGATTTGCTTCCTTTGGTTCTACTCCATTCTAAACCACAGTTTCCATTATTAGTATAAATTCTTAAAGGTTTACCCCATATAGAACCCCATTTATCTTGTAATACTCTTTCATCAGGTAATAATGGTTTTTGTGGAACAACTAAATTCTTTTTATAATTAAATACTTTTTCACTACCAAGAGTATTTTGTTGAGGACCACATATACTACATCTATCTGGTATTCCTTGATGTCCTTTAGGTCCGAAATTACCTCTTGGTCCTTGTGGTCCCCTTTTAAATTTAACATTATGGAAACTTATATATAAAAATGCGAATATCATTAAATTTAGAATTATAGAGTAACAAGCCATATTAACTAGTCTACTATTAGGATTACCTCTAAATAATTTACTTACATAATTAACTATAACTACTCCTATAATAAAAATGGCTAGCATAACCATAATCAATGTTTCTGATTTTTGAATCATATTCCTTATTATTATTAAAATAGATATTATCCACTTGTAAATATATAAATCTAAATTTATTCGATTTTGTAAAATATATCGAATTGTATAAAAATTATTAAATATAAGTATTTTAAAAATATAAATTATTAATTTATCGTTTAATTTTTAAAAATAATAGGTATTAAATATTTATTATATTAATTAATATAAGGATTACACCCGATTAGTATATCATAAAATAAATAATGTCAACTACTACCCAAATCCGTAAATCCGAGGACGTTTTTAAAGCCGTCCACCGCTCAGTCGAGGCTCTTGCCGAAAAATTCAACTTCTCTGTTGAAGATGCCTGGAAAGTCGTTTGTGATACCCCAGTCGAAAGCCTCCAACGTAAATTTAAGCGCGAACGTCGCCGCAATAACCCATACGCCAGTGTTAAGAAACCACGAACTGCTTTTAGCTTTTACACCAAAAACAACCGTGCTGATATTAGCTCTGCTAACCCAAATGCTTCCTTCGGCGAACTTTCTAAACTTGTATCTGCATCATGGAACAGCCTTTCCGATAAAGCTCGTCAAAAATACAAAACTATGGAATCCGATGACCGCAAACGCTACCAACAAGAACGTGATGATGTAACATCTCGTCTAGCATCAGAAGAAACAACTGTTGTTGCATCAACTGAATCCTCAACTGAAGCTCCAGTTTCATCCCCAGTCAAATCAGCAGCTAAAAAGAGCAGTGGAAAACGTGCCACAAAGACTACATCAACTAAGGCATCCAGACCAACTAAATCAACTACATCAACTACATCAACTACATCAACTACATCAACTACATCAACTACATCAGTCGGTAGCTACAAAGTTTACCAAAAACAAATGCGCACTGGTCTTAAAAAACAACACCCAAAACTCAGCAGCAAAGACCTTAACAGCAAACTAGGTGAAATGTGGCGCGGTCTCTCCGATACCGAAAAGGCCCAATACGTTACTGCATAAGTTATTTTTTAATTTTTCATTATAATTTTTCATTATAATTTTTCATTATAATTTTTCATTATGATAACTAATTATCTATATATTTATTAGTATAATATGAAATCCAATATTAAGAACTCCAATATTAAGAAATATGATTATATTATAATAGGTGGTGGTATTTCTGGATTATATACCGCATATAATATTTTAAAATATTTAAATAGTTCTAAATCAAATAATAGAGTTTTAGTAATAGAATCAAATAATGAGTTAGGTGGAAGAATATCTACATACGATAGCAAAGGAGTTATTTTTGAGAAGGGTGGTGCTCGATTTGGTAAGCATCATACAAGATTTATAAAATTATTAAAAGAATTAAATTTAGAAGGTAAAAAAATACCAATACCAAATACTACAAATCACATATCAACAGTTGAATATAATAACAACGAACCAACAATTGACGATTTAGTAAAACTTATAAGCAGCAAAAAAATAGATCCCGAGGAACAAATAAATCACACATTATTAGAACTAGCAGACAAATATTTAAAACCGGAAGAAACAGGTGGAATTAAACCATCAAGATATATGGAAAATAAATATCAATATTATAGTGAATTAGCAACTTTGAATGGAAAAGAGGCGCTTAATACGTTTAAAAATGATTTTAATCTAAAAAGACAATATTATATTTTCAACGGTGGATTAAAAAATATAATACATTCACTAGATTCATTAATTACAAAAAATGGTGGTAAGATTAATAAAAATGAACAACTTGTGGAAATTTTAGGATATGAACAAATGAAAAAGCTTGGAATACTTGAAGACGGCGAAAATTTAAAATCTGGTATTCAAACTAAAACAAATAATACATTTTTTATTAAAACAAATAAAATAAACAAAACAAATACTGATTCTGATAAACTTATAGAAGAAGATACATATTACCAGTGTAATAATTTAATATTAGCAATCCCACAACAAAAATTACTCCAATTACAATATCTCAAACCACATTATAAATTATTAAAATCTGTAGAATGTCGGCCATTATACCGTATTTACGCAAAATATCCAATAAATAAAAAAACAGGTAGTGTTTGGTTTTCCGACTTACCTAAAATCAGCACCAATTCTAAATTAAAATTTGTAATTCCATATAATTATCAGAATGGTTTGATTATGATAACATATACTGATGGTAAATATGCTAGATACTGGCTTAATACAGTTATTAAAGGAACATTTGATTCTGAACTTACAAAAAAACTAAAACAAATATTTCCGGATAAAGTAATACCTAAACCAGAATGGGTTAAACATTATTATTGGGGTTGTGGTGCTGCATATTGGAAAAAAGGGAGTGAGAGCGAGAAATTAATTCCAAAAATTGCCCAACCATTTAAAAATAAGAATTTATTTATTTGCGGGGAAAATTATAGTTCTCATCAGGCTTGGATGGAAGGTGCTTTGCAAACTGCTGATTTAGTTATATCTAGATTAAAAAAATTGGATAAATCTAGTAAAAATAAGAAAACAAAAGTAAATAAATTAATGAAAGGGGGTTCAACTAGAAAAACTTTAAAGAAAGACCATACAAAAGAAAATCAAAAAAAAAATAAAAAAATAAATCAAAAGATAAAGAAAATATCAATGGATGAAGTTGCTAAACATAATAAAAAAAGTGATGCGTGGTTAGTAATTGACAAAAAAGTTTATGACATTACAAAATGGATACCATCTCACCCAGGAGGAGATATTATTATGAAAGGTGTTGGCAAAGATGCAACTAGTATGTTTAATGCAATTGGTCATTCGGATAATGCAAAAAATCAATTAAAAAAATTATATATTGGGGAACTATCATAATTAATAATTAATAATTAATAATTAATAATTAATAATTAATAATTAATAATTAATAATTAATAATTAATAATTAATAATTAATAATTCATAATTAATAATTAATAATTCATAATTAATAATTAATAATTCATAATTAATTTTATAGGTGTGTTTTAAGTTGTTTTTAAGTGTTTATAAGTTTTACAATTAAAATTGAAACAATTTAAATAATAATTTACAATTATAATTAAATATATTTTAAGTATATACTTAATTTGATAATGGGTATTCCAATTAATAAATTTATTAAACAAATAGATGATTCTTGTATTAATAAAGGAATTAATCGTTGTAAATTAAATAAATATAATGGAAAAAAGATAGCCATCGATGTCTCATTATTCATATATCAATCTCTATATTCTCATAAAGAAGGACATATTCAAGGAATTTTAAATTTGATTGCTAAATTAAAAAAATATAATATTGAACCAGTAATTGTTTTTGATGGAAAACCACCAATTCAAAAAAATAATACAATTAATATTAGGAAAAAGAATAGGAATAAACTTAAGAACAAAATTTTAAATTTAGAAAATAAAATTATTGAAGATAAACAAAAAAATGAGAAAAATAATGCTGATAATATGGTTAACATTGATAATATTGACAATATTGATAATATTGATAGTATTCAAAATAAAGATATAAATGATGGTGTTGATAATATTGAATTAGTTAAGTTAAAAAAGAGATGTATAGAAATTACTAGCCAACACATTAGAGAAATTAAACAATTTCTTGAAAAGATAAATATACATTATATTCATAATTACAAATATGAAGCTGATTTGATATGTTCTGAATTAGTTAAAAAGGGGCTAGTTTACGGTGTTATAAGTAATGATATGGACTTAATTTCATATAATTGTCCCTTAATTTTACGAGATCTAAATTTTAAGAATGACTATATTTTGGAATATAATGTATATCAAATTATAGAAAATCTAAATTTAACTTCTCAACAAATAACCGATTTATGTATTATGATGGGTTGTGATTATAGTAAAAGCATAGGTAGATATAATCAGGAAACTTTATATAATATGTTAATTCAACATAGTAATATAGAAAACATTATTTTACATTTAAAATCTGTTAAAGATAACCAATTATCTAGTAATTTTAATTATATTCAAGCAAGGGAAATATTTAATAAAGATATTAATGAGACAGAACTAGCGATGACTTCAAATTTTGAAAATAGTAATATTGGTATTGATATTATTAAAAAATATAATATTATAGATGATATTGTCGATTATTTAGTTGATAAATGTCCTAGTTTAAAACAAAGTCTTATTAGAAAAAAGGTAAATATGATTATAAAAAGTAGTAGGAATGAGAATAATATAATGAAACGATATAGTGATTTTTATAAAAACTATATGAATCAACCTAGCAATAACACACTTTTAAATTATAAAGGTAATCAAAATTTACAATGTTATCAGACATATAATACATATAATACATATAATACATATAATAATTATAATAATTATCATAATCATAATATAAATCATAATATAAATCTAAATAGATATGAGTCAAATAACATAAGTTATTGTTCTTAAATTTTTGCGGATATTTTTATCTAATAATTCTATAATAAACTATGAAAAATAAGCATATCACAAATTTATGGTTGTGCTGTTTAATAATTTTTTTATTAATATTAATTGTTAATCAAAATAATAAAGAAGGTTGGTTTGTTTATCAACAATTACCATATGGAAATTACTATAATGGAAGTGAACCTAAGTCCTTTTATTCTCGTCCAATATACAGAAAACCATATATGTATCCAGTTTGTCATAGAGTCGAATACCCAGTTCCCCATTGTAGAACATTAGATTAAGGTTAAATAAAGTAAAATCTAAACATAAAATCTAAACATAAAATCTAAACATAAAATAAAAATGATAGATGAAAAAAAATACAATAAAAAAAGTAAAACAAATAAAAAAACCAAAAAAAATAAAAATACAGTAAACAAATTAAATTCAATTAAAAATAATCCCAAAAATAAAAAAAGTATAAAATTACTAAAAAAGCAATTAGATAACCCAGAAAAATTTAAAATAGGTAAAATAAAAAAAAAAGATGGGCTATTATTTACAATATCAACAAGAAAAGGTAAACATATATGGCGACTATCTAGTAAAAAAGAAAAAGAATGTCATAAGTTTTTAGAAAACCAGATTTCGTTTTATTTAGATAAATACAAAAAAGGAGAAATTCAAAATAATAAACAAGCTTTTGCAATTGCTTATAGTAAAACAAAAAGTAAATATCCAAACTGTATATTATAATATCTTAAATAGTTTTTATATTTTCATTTTATTTAGAATAAACAACTTTAAATGTTCTATCGTCGATTTTAACATCCTTAGGAACACAATCAGACCACCCATTTTCCGTAATACAACCTATTGTGTTAAATTCACCTTTGGGATTTCTACAGTAATTTTCATCTAAACCTGATGTTTTATAGTTTCCGTTTGGATTAAAATTGTGAGTATATATTTTATTATCAATTTTACATTCCTTAATAAATTTTGATATTTCTTGGTCTGATATACCAGAACTTTGTTGGTTGTAATATTTTTTTAATAATGTAGTGCATTCATCTCCCTTTTTATCAGTATTAACTCCTTCAATCCAAGGTTGACATTTTTGACCAAATTTAGACTGATTTTGTTTTCCACGATAATTACTACCTTTACCAATAATTAATTCTGAATCTTCGTATTGTATTTTAGCATCAACTCTTTCACCTTTTGAATTATAACTATATTTAGGTTGACAAAACTCCCATATTTTTTTATCATCTGTTGTATAACACCAAATAGTTTCTTTATTATCCGGATTACGACAATAGTTATGTTCTCCTAAACCGTAATTAGGATAATTACTAGGTGTTATTGGATATTTAATAAAAGGTTTTTTTTCGGTCCATTTTTGACATGTTCTTCCAGAAACAGTGACATTTTGTGTTCCACGATAGCCAGAACCCTTAATTCCTGTTAATGCTTCATTATAATAATTTTTAGAAAACATTTTGTCATTACTTTTTTTTCTTTTATTTATTTCTTCAATATGTTTTTTACCATAACAATATGAATTTTTAAATTCGGTTTCGTCATTATGATTTGGCGACACTTCAATACCTTGTAAGAATTCGTCTTTAAAATTACCTAATAAGAAATTAGTATTAAGTTTTCCAACATTAAATACCTCACAATTATCTTCTTTATTACATTGTTCTTCCTTACCGTGAAAAACCGTGCAAGGAAATAGTTCATTTTTCGCATCACCGTTTTCCATAATTTTATTTATTTTTGATTTTGTAAAACAATAAGACCCTTTAAACTGATTTTTATTTGAATGTCCAGGAGACAAATCGCTATTTTTTAAGACCTCATTTTTAATATTACCAAGTAAAAATCGTGGATTAATGCGCTCGGTATTGTATGAAGAACAACTTTCGTCTTTTTCACATTCTATACTGTTTCCATGATGTAAATTACATGGGAACATTTCATTTTTTGCATCTTTATTTTTCATTATGTTATCAATTATAGATTTTCTATAACAATATGATTGCTTAAATTTACTTTTGTCTTCGTGATTTGGTGATAAATTATTATTTTTTAAAAATTCATTTGTTACATTGCCAAGTAAAAAATCAGGATTTATCCTATTAAGATTATACACAGAACATTCATCATCTTTTTCACATTCTTCAGGATTTCCGTGATTCATTTTGCATTTATTTTTTATTTTAATTACATCATCCTTAGTCATACATTGATTTTCAAAATACTGACAATTATTCACATTCCCTTTTTCTCCTATACAATCCTCATTATTTAAATCTTTACATTGAGTTCTAGCACATTTTTTTGTTTTCTCATTAAAAGAACAATGATGTTTTGGGTAAACTCCCCAAGAACCTTTACCACATTGTGTTTCATTAACACTAGAACAAGGGTCAACATCTTCTTTTGGAGAATCCATAAATTCATTAAATTGTTTTTGAGTGAGACATATTTCCGCCATATTATCTCCGGTATATTCACCATTAGTTTGTTTTCTTTCACCAAAACCAGTAGCTTTATATAAGCTAGTGCCAGAATCATCAAATCCTTTGGTTTTTAATTTTTCTTGAAATATTGGGGTTGAAGCATAGATAGAATGATTTGAACAACCATCCTTTTTCATACATTTTATCCAATTCAATCCATCACATTCAACATCGGTATTTTTATTATTGTTATTATTACTAAAATTTTCCTTTACTTTATAGGTTACAAGACATAATGAAAATAATATAACCAATGATATTATAATATCTACTAATTTCATTTAATACTTAATTATATAAAATATAAAAAATATAGGTAAAAATAAGAAAACATTTTATCTTTCTTGAACACAATGGATGGTTTCATCTAAGACATTCCACTTTGACTTATCATTATTTGGGTCGCATGGAACTATATTCACTTGATTATTATCATTAACAGTTAAGCAATTGTGAGGAGAAATACCAGACTTAATGAAACTATAAGGATAAACATTATTTTTATTATTTGGTTTTATATTAGTATGATATAGTGCATCACCATATGTTGCAATTCTTTTTCTGTCAAAATATTGAGAGTAATTTCCTACAGAACAAGGTTTTAATTGATAATCCTTTTCACCGTAAACAGATAAACATTTATCATTTATTTGTATTTGAAATTTGTTATCTCCGACGGGGTTAATAGTTAATGTTTCTCCATTATCTACAGATTTAATACTTTGTTTTTTATTTTTATCCAATGGAACAAAATGTGTATCAGAATATAAACCAAGTCTTATTTTTTGCAATTCTTTTAATTCTTCTTCTTTTTGGTCTGCTTCTTTGGTAAGTTTAACAATATTTGTTTTCAAATTAGATGCAATATTACTTACATCTCCAAAACCTTCAACAATATTTTTAAAGGGATTGATGGAATGAATAAAACCTGTGCCATTTGATGAAGCAAAACTAACATTAATTCTATTATTTAACTCCTCATTATCTTGTCGTCTTTTAACGAAATCATTACATTCGTTAGATGCATCTATGCTAAAATCACTACTTTCAATTGGAACCTTTGAACAATCCTCTTTGCTTAAACCAAAATTATTATTGATACACCTTTCCTTAGAAATATTTCTATTCCTCTCTTCTAAATCAGCAATGACTGCTTTTTTACAATCGGTTTTATCATCATTAACTACCCAACCAGAATGAGCTTCTTTGCAATCATTCATAGTTTTATAAAAAATGTGATCTTTTGGTAGAGCATGTTTTGTTTCTGGACCTGAAATGTATGGTGTATTAATAAAGTCGTTGTATTTTGGTGTTATTTTGGCACATTCACCATTTTCAAATATATAATTACTGTTTTCCTCCAAACAGTTATTTTTATCTCTATATAAGTTATTACCATAAGAAAATTCGCATCTATTTTCATTTTTGTTGATTTTCCAACCTTTTTGTTTTTCTTGACATTTTTCTAATGTAGAAAATTTTCCACGTGGTTTATTTTCATTAGGTCTTACTTCATTACAATCAATATCATATGTAATATTATCATTAACACAACTTTCATAATTAGTATAATTACCAGGTTTTACATGTCTATCGGGGTCATTTGGGTCAAAAGTTTGAACTTCTTGGCAGGAATTAATTTTATTGCTATCAGATTGGTCATTTACGTAATTAAAGGTATAGTATTGAGGATCGCAGGTTTCTCTTGGAACTTTTGGGTCGTCAGTTAAACACCAAATACCATCAGATTCGTTATATGGATTTCTACAATTATTATGATCACCTAATCCTTTTAAACCTCTTTTAACATCATTTTCGAGATTAGGATATTTTTTTTGTATATCATC